AGCGCCGCCCACGGCACCGCGTACTATTCCTGGGGCGCGGCGCCCGGCTTTACCGTCTAATCCGCCGCAGCGTATCCCGCCCCCATCCCGCCCATGAAAATGGGCTGAGAGGGGGGCACGGAGCAGAAAGCCAGAGGAGGAGAAAACCGTGTCCGTCCTGAAAAATAAGCGAACCACCAGCAAGGCGGAATTTGTGAATACGGCCAATGAGATTTACACGGAAACGATAAATTTTTTAAGCCGTCTTTCCGCGAGGTATTCCCGCCTGCTGGCGGAGCCAACCATAAAAATGGCGGCGGAATTGGTGAGTTACACCGAAAAGGCGCAGAGCTATTTTACATCTAACGACATACGCCTGGACCTGCGGGAAAGGGACCTTTTGCAAGCGCGGGGCGCTTTAATGGCCCTGGACGTGCAGCTGTGCCATTGTTACATGGTTATGATGAAGAACCCGCAGGGGTGCTTTACGGACGCCAAAGGAAACAAGGTCCCCAAAAAGGAGGCGGAGGAGCGCCTGGAAACCATGGCCCAAATCCTGGGGGAACTGATCGACACGGAGGACGACCTGATAAAAGGGACTATGCAAAGCGACGCGGAACTGCGGCGGAGGAGAAGAAAAAATAAATAGCTTGTCATGGGTGTATTTCTGAAAACGTGCCGTGTGGCAGGGCGGCCCTTGACGGGACTGCTGCCAATCACTGGTGCCGTTCCGTCTACGTTGGCAACACGAACAATTTCTGCCTTGTCAACACCAACGGCAGCGCCAACAACAACAACGCGAACAATTCCTGGGGCGCGGCGCCCGGATTTTATACCATGGGTCAAATGCAGTAACCAATGAGGTGAACCGGACCCGTATAAAAGGAGAAATACTTCCCTGGCGAAAGCCTAAAACTGCCCCTGGCGGCCTTGCACGGACGCTGCTTGCATGGCGGGGGATTGTGCTTTACCCCGTTTCATGTGCCGGGTCAAAGTAGTTTAGACGCACACCTACAAGACAACTATCTGGGGAGCGAATAAAAATATATGACAAGCGAGGAGCGCCGGGAGGCGCGATACCAACGCCGGAAAGCGGCCCGGCAGGCCAGGAAACAGGCCAGAAATGACAGCCTGGGCACACTGGCGGAGGTTTTCAGTTTTCGGGATATGTTCCGGTATGGGCTGAAATGCTGCAACGGTGTGAGGTGGAAACAGTCCACCCAAAACTTTGAGCGCCACCTGTTTTCGGGCACCGCCCGCCGGCGGCGGGAAGTTCTTTCCGGCCAATGGAAACCGGGGAAATATGTCCACTTTACCCTGCGGGAGCGCGGCAAGGTCCGCCCCATTGACGCGCCGCACATCAATGACCGCCAGATCCACAAAACCCTTTGCAATAATGTCCTGATCCCGCTGTACGGTCCCAGCATGATCTATGCAAACGGGGCCAGCCAAAGGGGAAAGGGCCTGCATTTCCATTACAAGCTGCTGGAGGACCAGCTGCGGGAACAGTTCCGAAAGAACGGGCGGGAGGGCGCCGTGTTCCTGATGGATTTTCACCACTTTTTCCCGTCCGCGCCCCACGCCCTGATCTACCAGCGACACCGGGACCTGATCCTGAACGAACAGATCCGCGCCATAGCGGACACCGTGGTGGCGTCTGTTCCGGGCGGCGTGGGTATGCCCCTGGGCGTGGAGCCGTCCCAGCAGGAAATGGTGGCCCTGCCCTCCAGCCTGGACAACTGGCTGAAATGTCAAAAGTCCATTCACGGCGCGGGGCATTACATGGACGACTATGCCACGGTGCTGGACAGCATAGACCAGGCGGAGGAGATCATGGAGGAAACGATCCGCCGGGCGGAGGCCATGGGCCTGCAGGTCAACCGGAACAAATGCCATATTGTGCCGCTGGACAAGCCTTTCCGCTTTTGCAAATGCAAGTTTTATCTGACCGAAACTGGGCGGGTGATCACCCACGGGGCCAGGGACGGAATGAAAGCGGCACGGCGGAAAATCAGGCTTTACAAAAAGCGGGTGGACGCCGGGGAAATGACCGTCCCGCAGGCGGAGGACCAGCTGCAGGGGCATATCGCCTATTATGAAAATTTCGACGACCACGGGCGGGTCATGCACCTGCGCCGGATCATTCATGCCACATTCAAAGGAGGAGAAAACCATGTATAAGATCACCAGGGACGGGGAAACCGTGGCCATGACCGAGGCCCCCAGCTATGTCCGCAGGGCTGAAAATGGGTGCTTTACCTTGTGCCAGGAGGCGGAGGCGGCGGGGATCGTCCACAATGGACAGGTTTTCCACCTGCTGGGCCGCCCGGACATGGAGGGCGCGGTGGCCACCGTCATGCTGGAGGAAACCGACGCGGGCAGCGAGATCACCAGGGCGGCGGAAACCGGCGGGATCATGTTTGTTACGCTGGCGGAGGCCGGGAGCATTGACGCCACCACGGCGGCGGAACACGCGGACCTTTTCGCCCCCTGGGCGGTGCCGGTGGCCTATAAGGCCGGGAATATTCGCCGGTATACGGACGGCCAGCTGTACCAATGCCTGCAGGATCACACTTCACAAGCGGACTGGACCCCGGACGCCTCCCCCAGCCTGTGGAAACGGGTGGCGGACCCGGCGGAGGAGTGGCCGGAGTGGTCCCAGCCGGTGGGCGCACATGACGCCTACAACGCCGGGGACAAGGTGAGCCACGGCGGGAAACACTGGATCAGCGACCAGGACGGAAACGTGTGGGAGCCGGGCGTGTACGGCTGGACGGAAGTGGTGGCGGAGGTGTAGGCCATGGAGCGGGTGCAATACATAGCGGCCCGGCGGGCGCGGTTTAATGCCATCTGCGGCCCGGTAAATATCCCCTATGGCACCACCGTGGAGGCCGTGGACGGTTTCCTGGAGCGGGACGGCCTGCGCCTGTGCGCCGCCACCAGCGAAAGCGCCCATAAATATTTCGCCAGGGACAGCGACGGCCACGGGCTGGAGCGCGGCAAACTGACCGCCGCCATTATTGCCGCTGTGTCCAAGCGGGACAAGGGCCACGGGGAGCGGTGGGCAAAGCTGTGGGCGGATCCCATGGCCTGCCGGTACAGGCGGGCGGATCACGCGGATTTTTGGGTGTGGTCCCATGACTTTTTCGAGGCCAACGTGGAGGACCTGCGGCATATTGCCGCACTGATCGGCGTGGGCGCAAAGGGGGCGCGGCGGCGGTGAACCAGGTGGAAGTGATCGCGGCCCTGTGCGCCATCATCGACCAGCAGAATTTGATCATACAGGACCAGGCCACACAGCTGGCCCAGTATGACGCCCTGACCCACGCGGGGGAGATCGCCGCCCTGCGGCAAAAATACGCGGAGGCCACCGGCGCCCCCGTTGAAAAATTGGAGGTGTGAGGCATGAATGAGCAGGAAATGGCGGTAAAGCTGGCGGAGGTGGACGCCCGGAGCAAATCCAACACCCACCGGCTGGATGAAATGGACGAAAAGGTGGACACCCTGAACCGGCTGGCCACCGCCGTGGAGGTCATGGCCACGGAGCAGCGGCACCAGACCGAAACCATGGCGGAGATCAAAACCGACGTGACCGCCCTGGGGACAAAGGTGGACGCCATCGAAAAGAAACCGGGCAAGCGGTGGGACGGCATGGTGGACAAGTTCCTTTATGGCCTGGTGGGTGTGCTGGCCGGGGCGCTGGGGGCTGGCCTGCTTTACCTGCTGACGGTGGCGGCATGACCGGCACCGTGGTGGTGGCCGCGCTGGCCATGGCCGCAGGGACCGCCCTGGGCGTCCTGCTGTGCCGGATTGTGGGGCCGCGCCTGTACCGTCCCCGCCGCCTCCAGCCGGACGGTGGCGGGGACAAGGGAAAAATGGGCGTCATGGACAAGGTGCTGATCCTGGAGGCGGTGATCCTGGTGGCCTACACGGTGGCCGCGCTGGCCGTGTTCTGGCATACAGGGAGCGAACCGGCCACCCTGACCGCCTGCGTGTTCGGCGTCTGCGGGATTGAAAACGGCGTCATGGGCTGGATAAAGACCAGCAAGGAAAAGGCGGCGGAGGCCGCCAAAACAAACGGGAGCGGCCCCCGGGCCGCGCCCATGGACCCGCCCACCGAGCGGGAGGAACCCCCGGACGTGGGCCTGTAAGGGAGGCAGCATACAAATGACAGAGAACCAACTGCGCCAGAAAGTGGCGGACACCATCAACGCATGGGTGGGGGCCACCAAGGGCAGCGCCAAGCACCTGGACATTTTGGAGGTATACAACAATTACCGCCCCCTGGCGCGGGGGTACAAGGTCCAGGTGAAAGACGCCTATTGTGCCACCACGGTGAGCGCGGCCTATATCCGGGCCGGGATCGCAAAGTACACCGGGACAGAGTGCGGCGTGGAGAAATACACCATTGTGGCCAAAAAGCTGGGAATTTGGGTGGAGAACGACGCCCACACGCCCAAGATCGGGGACGCCTGCGTGTATGACTGGCAGGACAACGGCGCGGGCGATTGCACCGGAGCCGGGGACCACATCGGGATCGTGACAAAGGTTTCCACCGGGTCCTTTGTGGTGACAGAGGGCAACATGAGCGGCGGAAAGGTGGGCAAGCGGACAATGGCCATAAATGGCCGGTATATTCGCGGGTTTATCTGCCCGGACTTTGCGGAGATCGCCAGGAAAATGGGCGGGACCACCGCCGGAACCACGCAGGGAACCACGGGGGCCTCCAGCGCGGCCAAGGGCACCGCCCACACCGTTGTGGCGGGTGATACCCTGGGCAAGATCGCGGCCCGCTACGGCACCACTGTGGACGCCCTGGCGGCCATCAACGGGATCAAAAATAAGAACCTGATCCGGGTGGGGCAGGTGATCTATTTGACCGAGGCGGCGGCAGCTGTGGCCAAGCTGGCCCGGCTGGGCGTGATTAACTCCCCGGACTACTGGCAGCAGGCCGCCGCGTCCGGCAAGGTCAAGTATTTGGACCGCCTGCTGGTCAAGGCGGCGGAGAAGATCACCAAGGCCGGGCCGCGCTCCAGCACCGTGGCCAACGCCGTGGGTGCCCTGGTGGCCGCTGGCGTGATCGACACGCCGGACTATTGGCTGGCAAATTACAGCACATTCCCCAGCCTGGACGCGCTGCTGTGCGCCCTGGGCGGGGCTGTGAAATAAAAATTTAGGGAGGACATAACCATGGAAACCATTCTGCAGTACATTCCCGCCGTTCTTTCGGCCATCCTGCTGGCGGTGCTGATCCTTATGGTGATCACCAATATCATTGTGGAGGTGGTCAAGAAACTGACCTGGGACAAGGTGCCCACCAACCTGCTGGCCTTTATCGTGGCCATGGCCGTGACCCTGCTGGCGTTTTTCGCCGTGTGCCGGATCCTGGCCGTCCACATTGTCTGGTACATGGTGGCCGCCGCCATCGGCCTGGGCTTTTTCGTGGCCTTTGCGGCCATGTTTGGGTGGGATAAATTCCGGCAAATGCTGGAGCAGATCACCCGTCTGGAGAACCGGAAAGAGTAAAGCGAGGACCCCCGGCACGGTGCCGGGGGTCCTTTGTATCAGGCCAGGACATAGCGGCGGAGGTCCTGATCTTCCGGGCTGTCCTGGTCCAGCCATGCGTCGAACCCGTCCGGGTTTCGCCGCTCTATTTCGTCCATCAACCACCCGCGCACGGTGGGAACCTGCGGGCCGTTCATTTTGTCGGTGAGTTCCCATAAATCAAGCAGCTTTTCCAGGCTGGAGTTTTTCAGCGTTTCCCGCGCCATCAATTCCGGCGTTTTCACTTTTGACCCCTCCTATTATTGAGATACCGACGGACCGCCCGGATCCCGTATTTGACCGGGACGAACACGGCCACGAAAATGGCCAGGGAAATTAAAAATTTCATTCTTGCGCCCTCCTATTGACAATGAATGTTGATTGTTTTATAGTGAGGGTGTGGGGTTTCGGGACCCCACACCCCCCTGGCCTTTTACCAGTTCAGCAATTTTTGAATTGCCAGAACCACCAGGCCGGAGATCACGCCCGCCAGAATGTTGTCCGCAAGACTTTCCATTCTTTTGGGCTGCGCCGTGGGCTTGCGCCTACGGCGCTTTTTATTGGCCATCTTAACCACCCCCTTTCCTCTTGAACTGTCTATATTATACATCTAACGTTAGATTAAAACAAGTGGTAAAATGAACAAATCTAACGTTAGAATTTTATATAATCTGACGTTAGATATAAAGCCCCGGCCAGGTAGCTGGCCGGGGTGCGTTTATTCAATCCAGGTTTTCAAAATGTTGTAGCCGTGGGAGGCAAACCTGTCAATTCCGGCCTGTGCCTCCTCTATACTTTCATAGTGGGAATAAATCACAACGTCCCACACCCGCGCCCCGTCGGTAACTGTGGCCACGACCTTATAATAACGCTTTTTCATGCTGTACCGTTCCTTTCTGCCGGGAAGTAGCCGCCCGGCCCGGCTATATGATTTTAGCGGGCAAAGAACACGCCCAGGCCGCTACCGTTCTGACTGCGCCACCCCTGGGGGTGAATGTCAGAAAGTTTGTGGAAGTCCTGGCGTCCGTCCGCCCACCGGATCACGGCCATGGTGGCGGCGGGGGTCCAGCGCGTGGCCTCTTTCTCCACAAAGCCGATAATGACGCCGCCAACCTGGGGGAACATGGCCCCGCAGTCACAGAGGACGGGCTGGCCAACCATGACCATGGCGGGCTGGGGCGCAGCCTGGGGGACCTGGGGCATATAGGCGGCCAGAGGGTCCGGGGCGGCGGGGGCCTCCTCCACGGGGGCCTCCTCATACTCTCGGCTGGCCCGGAACACGGGGGCCATGCTGTACCGTTCCGGGATGATATATTCCCCCTGATCGTCCGTGTGGATCTTCGCCCGGCGCTCTTTCCCGTCCCGCAGGAAAGTAACGGTTTTGGCCGTGCGTTTCGTGATTTCAATGACGAAAACACAATTATGATCGCAGGCGCTGGTGTCAAAGTATTTCTTGCCGATTTCAAAAGTAAACATATTCAAAACCTCCATAAAATGACGGGTGGTGTGTGGTGTGGTCCGTGTCGGTGCCCTTTCCGTATTGGTTCGGGAGGTTGACCGCTGCCGTACTCTACGCCCCGGCAGCCGGGCGGCTGTGTTTCCCTTGAACTGTCTATATTATACATCTAACGTTAGATGAAAACAAGCGGCAAAGTAAACAAATCTAACGTTAGATTTTTATTGAAATCTAACAGTAGATAAAAACAAAGGAATGTGGTAAAATGACGGTGAGGTGATTAAAATGGGTAGACCCAAAAAGGAAAACGGTATGAGCGCCACGGACTACAAGCGCGAATTTAACGAAAAAGCCTATGATCGGATAAACGGATATGTAAAGCAAGGGAAGAAAAGCCGGTACAAGGCGGCGGCGGACGCCATGGGGTGCAGCTTAAACAGATTTATGGAGCAGGCCATGGACAAACTGGCGGCGGAGGTGCTGGGGGAGGAAATGACAGAGGAATAAACGGGAGGGGCCGGGACACTTTCGGCCCAGCCTCCAGAGCCGAAACAACAAAATTTTTGATTGCTGGATATTCCAACGGGCCGGAAAACGGAACCGTGGTAATATTAAGAAAAATTTTGATTATTTCGGCGGCTGGAGGCGACTATGAGGGCATACACATTTCACGGGAAAAGGAATATTTGTGGTGATCGCATAAGACTGGCCCGCCTGGCGAAACGCTTTTCACAGTCTGATTTATGCAGACAATTACAACTGATCGGGATCCCGATGGAGCGGGACAGCATAAGCAGGATCGAGAGCGGCAGCAGGTATGTGGCAGATTATGAAGTTACCACCATAGCGGATATTTTGGAGGTTTCCGTGTTGTGGCTGCTGGGGAGAGAGTGAAACCGGCGTGGTATTGCACCGCGCCGGTTTTGTCATGCCAAAAGGAGGCTGCTATGAATTACAAGGGCTATCATCATATCCAGTGGGAGCAACGCCTGAAAATAGAGGGTGCCCTGCGGACAGGGGCGAAACCGGCGGCGATTGCAAAAGAAATAGGCGTCTGTAAAAAAACGATCTATAATGAAATAGCGCGGGGAATGTGCGTACAGCAAACCAGTGAATACGAATTTGTGGAAAGATACTGCGCGGACGTGGCGGAGCGGAAATACCAGGAGAATTTGAGGGCAAAGGGGCCGGACATTAAGCTGGGCAAAGACTTTGCCTTTGTAGAGTACATTGAGGACCAGATCATAAATAAAAAGCGGTCCCCAGGCGCTGCCCTGGCACAGATCCAGATTGACGGGAAAAAGTTTGATACAGAAATCTGCGAAACCACCCTTTACAACTGGATTTATCGCGGGGACATTTTCCTGAACTTGACCGAGGCGGATCTGCTGTATAAAGGGGAGCGGCGGAACGAGGGGCGGAAAGCGGGCGACAATAACCGGGCCAGACCGGCCAAGGGGGACACCATCGAACAGCGCCCGGAGGAGATCAACAGCCGGGAAACTTTCGGAAACTGGGAAATGGACAGCGTTATGGGGTGCAAGGGCAGCAAGGCGGCGCTGGTGGTGCTGACCGAGCGGCTGACCCGTTACCCCGTGATCGTCCGGGTGCCTGATCATACCATGGAAAGCGTGGTCCGGGCGCTGGACCGCATGGAGCGCCGCATGGGGGCAAAGTTCCGGGAGGTTTTCCGGTCTATCACGGTAGATAATGGGTGCGAGTTCCAGGACTGCGAGGGGATGGAGCGATCCAAGCGGGCCAGGAAACCGCGCACAAAGATTTTTTATTGTCACCCATATTCTGCCTATGAGCGGGGCAGCAACGAAAACATGAACCGGATCATAAGACGGTTTTTTCCAAAGGGGACCAACTTTGACAATGTGAGCGCGGCGGAGGTTGCGGAGGTGGAGGAGTGGCTGGCCAACTATCCGCGCCGGATCCTGGAGTGGAAAACGCCGCAAATGCTTTATGACGAATACATGACCGTGGCGGCCTGACCAGCTGAACACGGGAAAACGACCAGGCCGGAACCGCCCAGGGACGCCGGCCAATTCTTTGCGCCATTTTTGCACCGCCAGCGCCGTGGAGGCGCGGAAAATGGGGATCCCACCTGGAGCGGGACCCCCGTTTTTAGGGCCATTAAAAACTTTTTATAATTTTTTGTAATTTAGTCTTGACATTTGGCCGGGCAGGCGTTAATATTAGGTTACACAAGGTCAAGCGACCGAGTGTAACCTAATTTTTTTATACATCACACCGCCGAAAAGTGCGAGGAGGGCCTGAAAAATGACAGTTACCAGCATTAGAGACGCCTGGGCAGAGGTGCAAAAGATTTTCCCCACCCGTTATGAGCATGACGCCAGCCGCAGCGAGCGGGCGGGCTACCCCATTTATTACAGTACCGCCAGCGACGTGAACGCCTGGATCAGCGACCTGGGCAACCGCCTGGAGGTCAACCTGCCGGACGGCAAGAGCGTCAACATCTGGATCCAGGCCCCTGCGGAGGCCGCCACCAGCGACAGCACCAAGGACACCGAGGACAGCGGGAGCGCCACCAAAGAGGAGCGGCGCGAGACGGCAAAGCGGATCCAGCGCCTTGCGTATTTCTACACCGTGGAATATGTCGGTCAGCTGGACAACAAAAAGCGCGAGGACGCCGCCGTGAAAGAAATGCAGGACGACGCAACAGAGGGCGGGGAAATCAAGTGCATGGTGCTGACCGCAGAGAACAACGCCCGCGTTGCGATGGGCAGCATTACGGACTGTATCGCGGCGGTGAATATCCTGGTGAACATGGAGGAGGACGTGGACGACTGGATGATCGCCGGGATCAACGCCATGCTGGACAAGGTGCGGGTGAGCCAGGGGATCCCGTTTGATCTTTCTACCGCCATCTGCGGAGTGCTGGGTGCGCAGTACCGATAAACCCAAAGCCCGCCCAGGAGGTTACGAGGGCAAGAAAGGGGAACGCATGAAACGCGGTATTGAAATGTCGTGGGCATATGACTACAAGGGCCGCCTGGCCCTGCGGATCGAAAAGAAACGCGGCAAGCTGACGCTGGCGGAGATCCAGGACCTGATCATGTATGAGGAGCGCCAGCGGTATTGTGGCCACTATGCCATTATTCTGAACTGCAGCGAGGCCGCCATGGGCGGCGACGACCTGTATCTGGAGGACGGCCAGAAAGGCGACACTGTGGCCCTGTACCAGATCGAGGAGGGGGAAACCTGCCCGGTGTGCGCCGAGAAGTCACCGCCGTTTGAGTATTGCCCCAGCTGTGGGGCGGCCTGGAAAGACATGGACCAGAACGTGGAAAAGCTGATCGCCGCCATGAGGGCGGAGGCGGAACGCGCTATCCGGTCCGACAATGACAACCAGACGCGGGAGGGCAGGCTGGCGTGGTATTGGTCCTATATTGGGGCGCTGGATATGGCCCAGCAGCTGGGCATGATCACGGACAAGCGCCGCCAGGAACTTTATAAGGAAGTCGAGGACCTGAAAAACCTGGCAAATGGAAAGGGGCGAAAATATGGCTGACTATGCTTTTCGGACCCTGGAGGACCGCCAGAAAATTGAAAAGCTGTGGGAGGATGGGCGGACGCCTAAAGAAATTTCCGAAACCACGGGCGTGTCTGTCCATGTGGTTTATAAGGAAATGACCAGGGGGCAGGACGGGACCCGCCTGCCGGACCAGCGCCTGCGGTATAGCGCGGAACTGGCCCAGAGCCGGGTGCAGGCGTCGCTGGAGCGCCGGGGCAAGCGGACCGGGCAGCCCACAAACAGCGGCAAGACGGCGGGAGCCGCCGGGAGATAGGAGGACACCATGGCGAAACAAAAGGAAATCAAGTTCCGGGATCGCGGCGGTTTCCTGGAGGGGCGGCGGGGAAATCTGGTCTTTACCCTTTATGGTGACGCCAGAGAGGCGGACCCGGAGAAAATGACCTATTCCGTTGTAGTCCGGCACAGAGATATTGAAAGCCTGGGCATGAGTACGGCGGGGCACCTCCATTTCAAACTGGACGGCGCCAAAGAGTTCTGCCAGAAGATCGCAACCGGGGAGATTGACCCGGAGGCCCTGCTGGTGGAGTTTGCGGCGGAGGACATGGCCAGGGAGCAGGCCGCCATCCGGGAAGTGACCGAGCGGGCCAAGCAGTTCCACGCCATGCTGGACGCCAAGGGGCTGAAATACCGGGACCTGCTGGAATTGGAGGTCCTGGCGCACAGCCTGGGCGACATGGGCCACAATATCCTGCTGGGGTATGAGCGCGGGGAGGGCTGGCCAAGTGGGACCTGAAAACAGCGGCGGCCCTGTGGCGGCCTATCTTGACGGCCAGCCCGTGGAGATCGGCCAGACCCTGCCGGAGATCACGCCGGACTATTCGGCGGGCGGGGTTTCGGCGGCGGACGCAGCGGAGGCCATGGCCACCGTGTCAAAGGCATGGGCGGACGTGTCCGTAACCATGGAGGTGGCGGCGGAGGGCCTGCGGGCTTTTATGTACTCCCTGGAGTTAGGTATGGCCGTACACCTGGCGCGGATATTTGAGCCGGACCTGGCCCGCCGGTATATCCACACAAAGAAAAAGCGGACCCGCAAGAAATACGAAAAGCGGATCATGGCCTGGTTTCGGGAGGTGCTGGGGTAAATGTTCAGACTGAAAGCAAACAAAACCAGCCTTTACAAGCTGGTAGGCACCTATGAGGCCCTGCCGCCAATGCGACGGGTGACAATCACCAAAGCGCCCCGGACGCCGGACTGGTGGCTGGAGTGGGCGGACGGCGGCCTGTGGTGCAAGGCGTTTTTCTCCACCTGCATGGGAAAGCCCCTGCTGTCCATCGAAAAAAAGGAGTTCGACGGCCCGCAGGTTTCCCGCGTGGTCCACGACCTGGACACCAAGGACCTGCTGGAGCGGGGCATGGTGGAGGAGTTCACCACGGCGGCGGAGCGCCGCCGGGCGGAGAGGAGGGCGGCCTGTGGCACGGTGTAAATTTTGCGGCCAGGAAATCGACTGGATCACCAGCCTGGAGGGAAAGCAGGTCCCCGTGGACCCGGATCCTGTTTTCGTGATCGAGGACGACGGCCCGGACACGTTCCTGGACGACATGGGGGCCGCCATCACCGGGCGGCAGGCCAAACCGGAGGAGGAGCGCCGGGACCTCCCCGTGGCCTTTGTGCCCCACCGGCGGACCTGCCCGTGGGCAGACAAACCTGCCCAGCGCCGGGTGGAGTACGGAGCGGACGCCGGCGGGCTGGCCCCGGCCATACAACAACACGTCGCAAGACTGAAACCGTATGATCATAAGTCTGCGGTGGAAATGTTGGAGGAGGCAAGGCGAGAATATGAGGGCGCCATGGATCGGATCTATACGGTGGCAAAACTGACAAGCAGGGACGCCGAAGAAATGGAGCGGGAGGCCAGACTGTTAGCAGCCGCCACGACAATGACCATAGCAGACGCCATGTATCACGTTGCAAATAAATATATGGACGCCACAAAACGTGAAAGGGGTGGCAGCTATGGCGGACTTGCTCCAGCTACCTGATCGGCGGTACAGCGTGATCTATGCGGATCCGCCGTGGGCCTATGGCCAGGGCGGCAAGGGCAAGAGTTCCCACGGAATTGCCAGACAGCACTATGACACCATGACAACCGCCGACATTTGCGCCATGCCGATCCGCTCCATTTGTGCGGAGGACGGGGCCGCCTGTTTCATGTGGGCCACGTTCCCCAATATCGCGGAGGCCATCAAGGTCATGGAGGCGTGGGGGTTTCGGTATAAGACCGCCGCCTTTGTGTGGGTCAAGAAAAACGCCAAGAGCGGCGGAAACTTTTGGGGCATGGGCGCCCATACCCGCGCCAATGCGGAGGTGTGCCTGCTGGGGATCGCTCCAGGCTTTAAGGCAAAGGAGCGGATCCAAAGTCACCGGGTACACCAGATCATAGAGGCCCCTTTTCAGGGGCACAGCAAAAAGCCGGACGAAACGCGGCAGCGGATCGTGGACCTGCTGGGCGACGTGCCCCGCATTGAACTATTTGCCCGCCAGCGGACGGACGGCTGGGACGCCTGGGGAAATGAGGCCCCGGAGGAATAGGGAAAATGGCGGAGATCATCAACCTGGACGACTACCGGCCAGACTGCCGGAATTGCCTATACCATACGGACCAGGGCGGCGGTGCGTGTACCTATCCGGGCGGCTGGGAGTGGGACACGCGGCGCGACAGGTGCGCCACGTTTCGCTGGAGAAATGGCCGCCCAGGAAAGAAAGGAGATCAACATGGAACAGATAGCAAGGGACCCACGGGCGGATTTTCTGGCGGTGTATAGAAACACCATAGGCCGGAACGGAAAGGACGCCCTGGAGTATTGGCTGGAGAATGAAACGGACTTTTTCACGGCACCTGCCTCCAGCAAGAACCACCTGGCGCAGCCGGGCGGGCTGACGATCCATAGCTTGAACGTGTGGCGCCGCCTGCGGGAAATCACCGTCCGGGACATGACGGACCGGAACGCGCCGGGTGTGCGCCAGCTTTCGGAGGCGGAGGAGGAAACCGTGGCGATCCTGGGCCTGCTGCATGACGTGTGCAAGGTGGGCGTGTACCAACAGACGGACCCGTTTAAGGCCGCAGCGGAGGGCAAACTGGCCACCATGGAACCGTATGAGTTCCGGGACCCGTTCCCGCTGGGCCATGGGGAGAAAAGCCTGTTTCTGATCACCCGCCACATGGCGCTGACCGAGGAGGAGGCCCTGGCCATCCGGTGGCACATGGGGGCCTATGACGACGCGGTGAAAGGCGGGTCCCGCTCCATGACCGAGGCCATGAACCTGACCCCGTGGGTGTGGCGTCTGCAGGAGGCGGATATGTGCGCCGCCTGGATCGACGAAAGGAGCGCGGCGGAGTGAAAAAACTGCTGTGTAAGCCCTGCGCCGTGGCCCTGGCGGACCGGGGCAAGACCGTGAAACCTGCCGCCATGCGGTGCGAGAAAATCACCTGTGTGGAGTGTGGCCGCCGCCGGTTTGGGATCCTGTACGACGTGACCGGGTGGCCCACCCGCAGGAAAAAGGAGGGGACGGACAAATGAGCCAGAGGGCTGAAAAGTACGCCCGCAACATGGAGCGGCGGGTGGACAAGCTGGAGGACCAGGCGGGCAGGCTGGAGGAGAGCCGGGACAAGATCGGCAGAAAACTGGGAGAGTACGGCCACCGCCTGGCCATGATCGAGAGCGACATAAGCCGCGCCGCCGCCCTGCATGACAATGAGGTGGAGGTGAGACGGCGCGGGGAGGTCCACGCCGTCCAGGACAGCCGCCGCCAGCGTCGGGAGATTGAGCGGGCCATGGACCGCCAGCGGGTGGGCCTGGTGCTGACCATGGTGCTGGCCATTGTGGCCCTGATCGTGGCCGTCAAGGCAACGGGCACCGAGCGGGTGGAGGAAACGGACAGACCTGCCGCGACAGTGACCGCCAGCGTGGGGGTGGACCTGCTGACCACCGAGCCGGTGGAGGTGATCGGCCCGTGGGAGTTTGCGGCCATGTACCAGGCGGAGGAGGACCCGGCGGAGAAACAGCGGATCGGGGAGGCCCTGGAGGCACAGGGCTATTTTTCGGCGGCGGTGCCCCTGTCCTGGGAATATCAGGACTATATGCGGACCTATTGCCACCTGTATGGGTGCCCCTATCCCATGGCCCTGGCCGTGGCAGACTGGGAAACCCGTGGCCAGTTCAACATGGACGCCATTGGCCCCGCTGGAGAGGTGGGGATCATGCAGTTAAACCCCGGCCCTGATGGGTCATACCACGCGGAACTGGAGGACGCCACCGGCCTGGACCCCACCACCCCGGAGGGCAACATAGCCGGCGGGTGCTATAAGCTGGGGAAATACATGGCGGAATATGGGGACGCGGCCATGGTGGCCATGGCCTACAACAGAGGACAAGCCGGAGCGAGGGCGGCCTGGGAGGCCGGGATCACCTCCAACAGCTACACGGACGCCGTGCTGGAGGCCCTGGAACGCTGGGAGTGTGCGGTGAACGCATGGGCCGGAGAGTAGACCCGGCGGAGCGTTTCCGCATACAGGCAGACGCCGAAAAGAGGGCCAGGGAAAGCCGCTGGAGCGCCCCAGGGCGGGCCAGAGTGGTCCACCCCGTCCACGGCACCGTGGTGGTCCCACATTCCTCCAACCTGACCGCCATACAAAACGCGGCGGAGGTGTGGCGGTGTGACTGGGCGGAGATCACGGACGCCCAGGTGTGGGCGGCGGAGCCGGGGGACGTGCCGGTGAAAATGCCATACACCATATAAAGGGGATGAAAAAATGTTGATCAATGAGGCCGGGGTGGTCCGGGCCATCAAGCGGGCCTATAAGGGCGGCGGGTACACCGTCAACAGCCAAGGCGGGGTAATGGCCATCTATACGCAGTCCTGGTATATCCAGGCCCGCCGGGAGGTCATGCCGCGCAAGGTCCTGGCCACCATCGTGGAACACGCCGGGATGATACCGGGCGACAAGGAACCCACCAACATTATGAAAGACCTAAACCCGCAGCTGGTCATACCGGAAACCGCCGCCGAGGAAATGAACAACTGGCGGATCGGTGAGCGCGGCGACGACGTGGACCTGGTGCCGGTGATCATGCAGGGGTTTCAGATTTTCCAGGCGGAGAGTTTGGCCTGCTGGGGGATCCCGCTGTCCTACCTGGGCATGGTGGAGCGGGACGCGGCGGAGCATGACAGCGCCATAGTGGTGGACAACTGCCGCCTGCTGTGGGACGACGGAACCGAGGCCATAGCGGTGGAGGCCGTGCGGAAAGCAAAATCCGGGTGGGCCAAAGCCTGGGAGCGGGCCGTGTGGGAGGCCCTGGAGGGTGTGGATCTCCACAAAGAGGAGGAGTAGGCCATGGCGAAAACGTATTTTGAGCAGATCACCGCCTCCCAGGAGGCCCTGGCGGAGTTTCTGGCCTCCATCCCAGCATTAGATACCCCGTGGGATGGGCTTTTCCAGCGGACCTATTGCGCCGCCTGTTCGGCGGAGAACTGCGATGCGGAAAACTGCCCCCACCAGGCGGAGCGGAACAGCCCGGCGTGGTTTCTGGCCCAGGAGGTGGCGGACAGTGGAAACAATCCTTTGCGGTGACGCCCTGGAACAGCTGCGGACCCTGGAGCCGGAGAGCGTCCACACCTGCGTGACCTCCCCGCCCTATTACAACCTGCGGGACTATGGGGCCGCCGGGCAGATCGGCATGGAGGAAACGCCGGAGGAGTACATAGCCAAGCTGGTGGACGTGTTCCGGGAGGTCCGGCGGGTTTTGCGCCCGGGCGGGACGCTGTGGGTAAACATCGGGGACAGCTACGCCACAAGGTCCGGGCCGCAGCCACCGGCCAACACCAGAAACGCCCACGGACACACCAGAAAAGAACCGCCGGACGGCTACAAGTGCAAGGATCTGATGGGGATCCCGTGGCTTTTGGCCTTTGCCCTGCGGGCTGATGGGTGGTATTTGCGGCAGGATATTATATGGCATAAAACCAACGCCATGCCGGAGAGCGTCCAGGACCGTTGCACAAAAGCCCATGAATATATTTTCCTGCTGTCAAAATCGGCCCATTACTATTTCGACGCGGCGGCCATCCGGGAGCCGTGCGGGAAAAAAGGGAACGCCAGGACATTCCGGGGCGGCGGCGCTTATACCGGCGGGAGGTCATTCCAGAACAGCGCCCGCGTGGAGCGGGAGAGCCACGGGAACACGGTAAACAGCACCGGAGGCCGGAACAAGCGGAGCGTCTGGAGCATAGCAACGGGCCGGTTTAAGGCGGCCCATTACGCCACGTTCCCGGAGCGCCTGGTGGAGCCGTGCATATTGGCCGGGTGCCCGGAGGGCGGGATCGTTCTGGATCCGTTCACGGGGAGCGGGACCACCGGGGTGGTGGCCAAGCGCCTGCGGCGGAATTTCGTGGGCGTGGAGATCAACCCGGACTATTGGCAAATGGCCACGGACCGGATCGCCGCCACGGCGGCAAAATTTCAACAGCTGGAGATCGCAGAAAGGGCAACGGAATGAGCGATAAATTGAGAACCGCCCTAAAGGGAGGCGGACGGATCATTATTTCGGTTGACAGGTGGGCAAACGGTGACTTTCACCTGTGCGTTACCGAGGACTGGGCTAGACTGACCAGCATAGAGCGGGCCGCCGTTTCGGCGGAGGCCGTGAACGCGGCGGAGGACCCGGACGGGCTGATCGGCGCGGAGATCGCCAAACTGGTGGCGGCGGCCCATATCAGTTATGAGGCAAAAGAGAAACCACCCGCGCCCGGTGCTGACAACACGGCGCAGGTGGTGGAGTGAACGGCGGAAACCGTCCGACGCCTATATTATAGCAACACGCCGGGCGGTTTGCAAGCCGGAAAAAGGAGAGCAGCCTGTGAAAATTTACATAGCCGGGAAGATCACCGGCGACAACGAATATAGAGCAAAATTCCAGGAGGCCACCAGTACCATGGAGGCGCTGGGCCATGTGGTCCTGAACCCGGCTATTTTACCGGCGGGCCTGGAGGAATGGGACTATATGCAGATCACGCTTGCCATGCTGAACGCGGCGGACCTGGCCGTGTTCCTGCCTGACTACCAGGAAAGTGCGGGCGCCATGATTGAATGGGCGTGGTGTAAGCGGACCAAGAAAGAATGTGCCCTATACCTGGACATAAAAGGGGGCGGCCAAGGGTGAAATTGCAGATCGGTGGGTCCCCATGTACCAAGTGGAGCATAGCGCAGACCAAGAACCGGGAAACCGAGCCGGAGGGTATAGGCTGGGAACTGTTTGAAAACTATCTGATCGCCTTGGAGAAATTCAAACCGGATTTTTTTCTGTATGAGAATAACAAAAGCATGGCCCCGGCCATCCGGGCACAGATCACGCGGGAGTTAGGCGTGGAGCCGATCCTGATCAATTCCGCCCTGGTGAGCGCACAGAACCGCCAGCGCCTATATTGGACCAATATCCCCGGCGTGGAGCAGCCGGAGGACCTGGGGATCCTGTTGCGGGACATTCTGGAGAGTGGCCTGCCGCTGAAAGAAAAGGGGTACACCCTGAAAGCCAACTATGCCAACGCCGGGGCAGTCAATGGCGTGTGTGGCCAGCATTTCCCCGCGCCTATGGCGGCGGAACCGGTGAGGATCGGGACCATTGAGAGCGACGCGAAAAACGCGGACTTTGACAGCCAGCAATACCGGGTATATTCGCCGGACGGCAAAAGCGTGACCCTGTGCGGCCAGGGCGGCGGAGTGGGAGCAAAGACCGGACTTTATGCCACGCCGATATGTATAAACCAGCTTGCAAGCGGGAAATCAAGGACCGTTGACGCGCACATGGGAAAACTGGAAAAGAACCTGGTGCCAAGGATAAATGATCCGAACCCGGCAAAACAGCAGTATGATTGTATCATACAGCCCATACGGGTGGGGGATATGCCAAACGCCGCCGGGGAGGTAAGCGGCAGACAAAGCGGGCGCATTTATAGCGTGGACGGCAAGGGCGTCCCGCTCCAGGCCAGGCCAAACGGCGGCGGAGCGGACGGGGCCGCCACCGGCCTGTATGCGGTGCCTGCGGGAATGGCGTGGCGGGGCCGGGGTGAAAGTTCATCCTATGAAATGCGGGACGACCAGAAAGCCAATTCTGTGACAGCCGCAGGGCACCAGAGCCGCCTTGTTATTGAGGCAGCAGACGGGAAAACATATCCGGTCTATGAAGTCCAGGACGGACAGATCACCATAAAGGGCAAACAATACCCCATAAAACTGGCGGACGGTTTCTATATTATCCGCAAATTGACCGTGACCGAGTGTAAACGCCTCCAGACCGTGCCGGAGGAATACATATTCCCTGTATCAGATACCCAGGCTTATAAAATGCTGGGAAACGGCTGGACAGTGGACGTGATCGCCCACATTCTCCACTATACGCCAAGGATCACCGAGGAACCGCTGGAAGTGCTGTCCATGTATGACGGTATGAGCTGCGGCCACCTGGCGCTGGACAAGCTGGGGGCGCATATCGCCCACTATTATGCAACCGAGATCGACAAGTACGCCGTACAGACCACACAGCACAATTTCCCGGACACCATCCAGCTGGGGGACGCTTTTCAAGTGCGGGATGATGGGTGGAGCCTGCCGGGGCTGACTGTGGAGGAAAGCGTGGCCACACCGGCGGCGGAGGCCATGGAAAAACCGGGACAGGCGGAGCCGGAGGAACCGCAAGCGGCGGAGAAACGCAAGGCCGCGCCGCTGGAAATCGTCCCCATGACGCTGCGGGAGGCCAACGCCTATGTGGAACAGAACCACCGGCACCATGGCCCGGTGGCGGGCCATAAGTATTCCATAGGACTATCAGACGGGGAGAAAATCGTGGGCGTGGCCATCGTGGGCCGCCCAGTGTCCAGGCACCTGGATGATGGGTGGACCCTGGAGGTAAACCGCCTTTGTACCGACGGGACAAAAAACGCCTGTTCCATGCTTTACGCGGCGGCATGGAGAGCGGCCAGGGCTATGGGATATAAACGCCTTGTAACCTACATACTGGAGAGCGAAAACGGGGCAAGCCTGCGGGCAGCCGGGTGGAAATGTGTGGGACAAGCTGGCGGCCTGCGCTGGACTGGAGAGCGCCGCCCGGAGGTGGACCTGTACCCCGCACAAATGAAGATCCGTTTTGAGCAGGTGGTGAAAGTATGAGCAGATATACAATCGCCAGCGTTTCGTGCGGGAAGGACAGCATAGTGATCCCCTATGAGTGCATACGGCGAAACCTGCGGCTGGATGAAGTGATCATGTATGACACCGGCATGGAGTTCCAAGCCATATATAACGAATGGGCGGCATTGGTCAAATTACTGGACAAAAACGGGATCAAACACACCGTATTGCACCCGGAATATAGTTTCTGCTGGCAAATGTTTGAACGCCCCGTGAACGTGGGGAAAGAAAACGAACACCTGGGATATAGCTGGTGCGGCGGGACGTGCCGCTGGGGTACGGCTGACAAGCGGACAATTTTGGGGAAATATGCGGAGGATCGGGACGCCATAGTGTTGGTGGGGATCGCCGCAGACGAACCAGAACGGCAGGAAAAGGAGTTCAAGCCATACAAGCGTTTTCCGCTGATTGAGTGGAAAATGACAGAGGCGGATTGCCTGGCCTATTCATATCAGCAGGGGCATGAATGGCGGGAGCATGGAGCCAACACGCCAAGCGGAACGGTCCGCTTGTATGAAATATTGGATCGTGTTTCCTGCTGGTGCTGTACCAACAAAAACCTGGGAGAATTGCGGAACATATACCGTTATCTGCCGGAATACTGGGATCGCCTGAAAGAATTACAGCGGAAAACTTGCCGCCCCATGAAGGGGGACGGGAAAAGCGTCTTTGACCTGGAAACCCGTTTCAAGCTGGAGGACGCCAGGGTGGCGGCGGGATTGAGCATAAGAAACAAGGACTTTTTCAGGGAACTGTCCACTGTGTTGGGGGTGGCGCAGCTGTGAAAATTGGTCTGATCGACGTGGACGGCCACAACTACCCAAACCTGGCGCTTATGAAAATATCCGCATGGCATAAGGCCAGAGGTGACACGGTGGAATGGTGGTGGTCCGATTTATTCCACTATGACGTGGTGTATATGTCCAAGGTTTTCAGCGATACATACACGCCGGACCACCCGGAACCGCTGAACGCTGGCCAGGTGATCAAGGGCGGCACGGGGTACGCCATCACCCTGGAGGGTGACCGGGAAGTTTACCACCCGGAGCGGGACAAGCCCCTGCCACTGGAAATAGAGCATATATACCCGGACTATTCCCTGTACCCGGAATTGACAGAAAAAACGGCCTACGGCTTTTTAACACGGGGCTGTCCCCGTGGGTGCCATTTCTGTCATGTGGGCGGGAAAGAGGGCCGCGCCTCCATAAAAGTGGCCGATCTTTCAGAGTTCTGGAGAGGTCAAAGAAATATAACCATAATGGATCCCAATATTCTGGCCTGCCCGGAGCGGTGGGACCTGCTGGAGCAGTTGGCGGCCTCCAGGGCCTATGTGGATTTTAACCAGGGGCTGGACATTCGCCTGGCGGACAAAGACGTGGCGGACCTGCTGGGGAAAATGCGGATCGAGCGGCTACATTTTGCCTGGGACAACCCGGCGGAGGACCTACGGCCACAATTTGAAAGGTTTTCCCACTGGTACAGGCGGAAAGACCCGACCAAAAAGGGCGTGTATGTTCTAACCAATTTCAACAGCACACTGGAGGAGGACCTGGCCCGCGTCTATGCCCTGCGTGACCTGGGATATTCCCCCTATGTAATGATCTACAACAAGGACCGAGCGCCCCAGGAAGTCCGATACCTGCAAAGGTGGTGCAACAATCGGCTGATCTTCAAAGCGCAGCCGGATTTTAGCAAGTACGATCCAAAACGAGGATAAAAGGAGGCCAAAAGCGTGGGAATAATCAGCATAGGCGTGGGCACCTGTACCCTGGGCCGCCGGCAGGTGGACCGGGACGGAAACGTGGCCAGTGAAACCCCGGCCCGTTGGGAGGCTGACCCAGCGGGTGGCAGCGTGGCCATTGTGTCGCTGAACCCGGAAACCATGGAGCAGGACGGCCCGGTGGAGGTTTTCGGGGACTGGCAGGCGGGCCAATATCTGGCCAGGGTGGTGGAACTGATCCACCCAAACCGCCAGATCAACGTGCCGGACCTGGAGGCCATGATCCGGGCGGCGGCCAAGGACGGGCTGGATATTTGCGAGTATTGCCCGGATCAATATATGTGCCGGGATTGCATTGTTAAAGAATGGAAAGAGGACCCCGGCGGCGAATAGTGCCGCCGGGGCAGAGCCTACCACAACGGAAAAGGCGGGGCGAATATGCAAAGAGCAAAAACGCGGTATTTTGCCGGAGCCGTGTGTGAGCAAATCGTTTTTAATGTGCCGGACCGTGTGCGGGATATTCGGAAAGCAGAGCCACGGCCCAGGTTTCGGAATGAGGAGGAGCGGGCACAGCACCGGATCGGAATTTCCCGCCGGAACCACGCCCGCCTGTTCAACGCCAATTTTGGGCCAACCTCCCTATATAGCACCCTTACATTAAATAATGAATATGAGGTCCACACGTTCCAAGAGGCCCGCCGCCTGCGGGACAACTACGCCCGCCGCCTAATGTACCATTTTCCGGGTGCAAAACTCTTTATATATATGGGGCGCGGCAAGGGCACCCGCCGGATCCATTTCCACATGGTTTCGGAGGGCATACCGGAGGACATGATCACTAAGCTGTGGGGCATGGGTGAGATTGTGCGGATCGAAAACCTGAAAGCCCACAATTATTATAATGGTATAGACCACGGCCAGGACTACACCGGCCTGGCAAATTATCTTTTTGACCACTGGACGCCAGAACAGGGCGGACACCGCTGGAAAAAGGCTGGCAAGCTGGTCAAGCCGGATCGGGAACCATCCACCCCGGTGAAACGGAACTATACAGAGAATAAGCCCCCGCGCCCCCCAAAGGGTTACATATTCGTGGAGAGCAAAGCGACAAAATACGGCTACCTTTATTTTAAGTATGTGCGGCAGCCGGAACCCAACAAACGAACCCGGCGGAAAAAGGCGGGAACGGGCGGCGGATAAAGCCGCCGTTTATGGCCTTGTAAATGTGTAAAGTTTGGGGACGAACCAACCGCCCCCGGAAAACAGAAAGGAGATCACACGATGAACAAAACGAAAATAGACTGGGCCACCATGTCATGGAACCCCCTGACCGGGTGCCGCCACGGGTGCCCCTACTGCTACGCCCGGAGGACGGCCCACCGTTTCGACAAGGGACTGGAGGACACGGCCCCGCTGCCTGGCGGCCTCCATGTTCTGGAGGAGAAGATCAAGGGCACCCCGTACCCCTATGGGTTTGAGCCTACCCTGCACCGCTACCGCCTGAACCAGCCGGAGCGCACGGCGGAGCCGCAGACCGTGTTTGTATGTTCCATGGCGGACCTGTTCGGGAAATGGGTGCCCACTTCCTGGATCGCCCAGGTGGTGGACGCCTGCCTGCGGGCACCGCAGCACCGCTATTTGTTCCTGACAAAGAACCCGGCCCGATACCTGGAACTGGACCACCTGGCCCTCCTCCCCCACGGGGAAAATTTCTGGTACGGATCCACGGTGGCCAACATGGAGGCGGCGGCCATGTACCCCATGCCATGGGCGAACATCAACACGTTTTGGAGCATGGAGCCGCTGCTGGAGCCTGTGCCCATGGAGGACGCGGAGGGCCTGCCCCGGTGGGTGATCCTGGGAGCGGAAACCGGGAGCCGCAAGGACAAGGTGATCCCCCGCCGGGAGTGGGTGGACCAGATCACGGCCTTTTGCGCGGAGAATGAGATCCCCGTGTTCTACAAGGGCAACCTGCGGGAGTATTTCCCGGACCTCCCCGCGTCCGCATTTCCGTGGGAGGTATGAGCCGTGAACAAGGAGCAAATGGAGCAACTGCGGAACGCCCTGGGGATAACTGCGGAAATGGCGCTGATTTTCTATCGGTCAGCCGTGGGAGCGAAAGCAACACCGGCGGAGGCCATGAAACTGACCCAGGCATATATAGCGGCCATCATGTTCAACCAGAACAAGAACCCGGACGGAGAGGAGGCCAAGGAGTGAAAGCCGTGCTAATGAGCGTAAAACCGGAGTGGTGGGAGAAAATGTTGTCCGGGGAAAAGATGCTGGAGATCCGCAAGTCTGCCCCGCAGAGCAAAGACGGGCGGGCGTTCAAGTGGCCGCTGATCGTGCTGGTGTATGTCAGCGGGACCGGAGCGGTACAGGGTCAATTTACCTGTCCGGGATGGGTCAAAACCAACCTGCTGGAAATGCTGGTGGAGCGGTCCGGCGTTTCCATGGAGGCCCTGCGGGCCTACGCAAAAGGCGGGAGCCTTTACGGGTGGGTGATCCAGTCCCCGGAGAAATTCAACACCCCCAGCCCGCTGGCGGAGTTTGGCCTGACCTCCCCGCCCATGTCGTGGCGGTATGTGGAGATCCCGGACGCAGCGGCGGAGGTGTAGCTGGTGGCCATCAACGTGACAGACCTGCCGCCAAAATACCAGGCCCAGGCGCTCCAGAAATACATGGCCCAGCAGGCGCGGCGGTGGCCTCCCTCCTCCCCTGCCGCTGATGGGCCGCAAAAAACCAGCAAATACCACAACAGCCCAACCGAGCGGGTCACGCCATCCGGGGCCGTCCTCCATTTCGACAGCCAAAAGGAGGCCCGGCGCTATGATCACCTGGCCGCGCTGGAGCGGGCGGGGCAAATCAGGGACCTGCGCCTGCAGGTGGATTTTACGTTGCAAGAGGCATACACGGACACAGAGGGCCGCCGGGTGCGGGCCATCCGATACAGGGCGGATTTTACCTACATGAAAGCCAGGGACGACCCGTGGGGGGAATACAACGGGAGCTTTTGGGCGCTGGTGGTGGAGGACGTGAAAAGCCGCCCCACGCGGACCAAGGAATATTTGCTAAAGCGAAAGCTGCTAAAGGACAAGCTGGGAATTGACATAACCGAGGTGTAACCATGGGCAGAAAGACAACGGGGGACAAACTGGAGCGGGAGGCGGTGAAACGCTACCTGCAGCAATATCACGCGGCCAAACAGAAAAAGCGGATTTTGGGGGAGCGCCGCCGCACACTATCCGCAGAACTGCGGGGGCCATCCACCGCCCCGGCGTTCCGGGCCACGCCATCCGCCAAGCCGGTACACCCGGACGGGGCGGGCGCCCTTGTCTTTCAGATCGCGGACGTGGAGGAGCGGATCGAGGCCCAGCAGGCGGAAATGGCCAGGGCCGTCCAGAATGTCATGGACTTAATAGACCTACTGCCAATGGGGTCCATGGAGCGGACTGTGGTGGAAATGCGGCATATAGACAGCCGGAAGTGGGAGCGGATCGCCAGTGAGGTACACATGAGCCGGTCCCGCGTGATTGATTACTACAACGCCGCCCTGGACGCCCTGGCCGCCAATGAGAAAAGAGGGGAGATCATAGGCGTGGCTGGAGCGCAGGGAAAGCCAACCGCAAAAAAGAATGGCAAGGCGTAAAAGTTCGGACGTTATCGGACGTTTTGGTGTGCTATATTGATAGCATGAAAAGCCGCAAGGAATACAGGGGCCGCCAGGGGACAGAAACCTGGTGGCCCCGCCGCTTTTCACTCCATGGGTGCGGAGGGTGTGCGGCGGGGGCTTTATCCTTTCACCCCGCCACCATCCATGGGCATGGTGGGAGGCCGGACCGCAGGCCAGCAGGCCCGTGAGATCGGCGGCCACCCCCGGCGCGGGTCCTTCCTGGGCCTAAAACCAACGCGGGGCAAGGAGAG